CCTCTTGCGCGCAAGACCCTTTGGTTGAGCAAGCGCGGTTTATCAATGAAGCCGAGGCGCTAGAGCGCAGGCTGGCAGCGCGTAAAGCATTGCGCCCACAGCGATCACAATCGGCTTGCAAGGGATGGGAGACGCGCCGTGGCTGAACCTTATTACACCATAACCAGTTCGGAAGTAGAGGATGCATGGCAAGCATTCCGCTTGACGCAACTAGCAGCCAAGGAAAACCCCTCCCTTCGCGATAACGAATTTTTCTTGCTGATGCAGGATGGCGCGTATGCGCGCTTTATCCACGCGCTCGAAGCGATGGAGACTTTCGAATGAGCGGCTATATCAAGCTTTACCGTGGATGGGGTGAGAATGATGCCTTTCGCGATGCGACCTTCTGCCAGCGCGCGGCTTGGGTGTGGCTGCTAGAAAAGGCTGCATGGAAGGACACCCACCGCCGCGACCCGCACGGGAACATTGTTATGGTCAAGCGGGGGCAACTGCACACATCTACACGGACCCTCGGTGCCACTTGGGGGTGGTCAAAAAACAAAGCAGAACGGTTTTTGCGTGACCTTGAAAATTGTCAAATGTTGGACCGCCAAACGGACCGCCATGGAGTGATGTTAACCATCACAAATTACGAGAAATATCAGGGCGAGCGGACCAAGGACGGACCACGGAGCGGGACAGTCGCGGACCAGTCACGGACCACACAAGAAGAAGGTAAAGAAAGAAAAGAAGATAAGAATAAGGCGCGAGCGCGCCCAGATGATGTATCTTCTCAGGTGTGGTCTGACTACTTGAAGCTTCGGACTAGGAAGCGAGCGCCACTCACTGCAACGGCGTTGGCGGGATTGCGGAGCCAAGCGGAAAAGGCGGGGTGGTCTTTGGAGGATGCTTTAGCCGAAAGCGTCACACGCGGCTGGACGGGCTTCAAGGCGGATTGGGTTAAAGGCAAGTCTGGCAAGGAAGAGGAGTTCACGGGGCCATGTTGAATTTTCCTAAAAAGGCGGGAAAGCACAAATGCCCTGAGTGCAGCCACAACCGAAAGAACAAAAGGGATAGGCCGCTAAGTGTATCAAGGGACGGCGGCACATGGCTTTACTACTGCCATCATTGCGGAATTTCAGGAGCGGACGGTGACAATTCACGAGAAACATCTAACTTGGATCGAAGCGCGCGGGATCGACGCAGGGCTTGCAGAGAAATTCGGGCTGCAAACGCGGCAGGAAATGGGCGGCTATTGGCTGGCAATCCCGTATTTCGAGAACGGCAAGGTGGTCAATCACAAATACCGTCTCACAGGCGAGAAGCGGCACAGGATGGACCCCGACAGTCCGCTAACCCTGTGGAACGTGGACGCGCTGCAAGAGCCGGAAGTGAAGCAGGGGAATGCACCCCTAGTAATCACGGAAGGCGAGTGGGACGCGCTTTCAGTAATTCAGGCGGGGCACCCTTGGGCGGTGAGCGTTCCAAACGGTGCACCCTCAAGCGAAACTGACAACCTCGATACAGCCAAGCGGTATGACTGGATCGACCGACACGCGAACGAATTGGCGGGGGTTCGCGATTTCATCCTGGCAACAGACAATGACGAGGCCGGGCACTACCTGCGCAACGATCTGGTTGCATTGCTTGGCGCGGACAGGTGCCGTTTCATCGAATACCCCGAGGGCTGCAAAGACTTGAACGATGTGCTTGTGCAGTTGGGGCAAGAGGCGGTTGTGCGGTGTCTAACCACGGCCAAGCCTTTCCCCGTCAAAGGGCTTTACACGCTAGACGATTTCCCAGAGCGCGGCGAGGTTCGGTCTTACTCGGTCGGCGTTGACCCGATTGATGATTACATCGCGATTGTGCCGGGTTCGCTTACGGTGATGACGGGCTATGCCAATATGGGCAAGTCCACGCTGATGAATGCGATTATCGCATACACGATGTGCCATCACTTCCCAGTGTGTGTCGCCAGCTTTGAAACCGATGTGAAGCCTATCTTGCGCGATGGGATTATGCAGGCGATCTTGGGTTGCGCAAAGCACGAACTGCCCAAACACTCAAAGCGCGGCCAAGCTGAGCATTTTGTGAAAAACAATCTTTCGATCATTAGCCAATCGGTTGACGAAGATTTGGAAATGACGCTTGAGCAATTCCTTGATTTGTGCAGAGTTGCGGTTGTTCGGCATGGCGCTAAGATGATTGTGCTGGATCCGTGGAATGAAATTGAGCACAAGCGCAATCGTGATGAAACCGAGACGGATTATATCGGGCGGGCAATCCGAGCGATCAAGCGATTTGCCAAGCAATACGATGTGGCTTTCTGGATCGTGGCGCACCCTACGAAGCCGCACGAGGGCCACAAAAAGATCCCCGGCCTCTACGATATTTCAGGCAGCGCCAATTGGGCAAACAAGCCTGACTATGGCATAACGTATCACAGGCCCAAGTTTGATGAGAACCGCGCTGTTATCGTGGTGAATAAGGTTCGTATGGGAATGCCCGGACAGAGAGGTCAGGTGCCAGTGATGTTTGACTTTCGATACAGCAGGTTTGAGAGGCTGGAAGAATGACACAATGGACACCAGCAGACGGCACACGGCCCCCTAGCGCACATTGGGGCAGTAAGGTGATGGTTAGGCTACGCAACGGCACCGAGCCGCAAGAGCCTTGGCCTATTGGCAGCACAAAAAGCGGGCAGACGCAGTGGCTATGGAAGCCCGATAGCAAAAATGGTTTCGACATCGTGGCGATTAGGCGGGTTGACTAAAAACTAGGCTTAAGGCATCAAACGCAAATCGGAGTGTCGTTCCGAGAAAGGAAAAGAGAGTGCAACCCATAGAGAAATACCGCGAGTTTATCGCAGGTCGCGCTGCCAAGTCTATCAAGACAGGGTTTAAGCCAAAGCCGATAAACCCAATGGCCAAAGTCCACCAAGTCGCCGCTTTGGAATTTGCGCTTGATCGAGGCAAGTCTGCAGCGTTTTTGGATACGGGGCTAGGCAAGTCATTCATTGAGCTGGAATTTGCGCACCAATGCGCAGAGGAAACTGGCAAACCTTCATTAATCCTGACACCGCTTGCCGTTGCAGGGCAAATGGTGCGCGAAGGGCACAAGTTCGGAATTGACGCGCGCCAGATACGCGAGCAATCCGAAGTGGGCGATGGTGTCATGGTCGCAAACTATGAGCGACTGCCAAAGCTAAACCCCGATTGTTTTGGTGCCGTGGTCTTGGATGAAAGCAGCATCCTTAAAAGCTACGCAGGCCAGACCCGCGCTCGCATCCAATCCGCGTTTATTGACACGCCTTACAAGCTTGCAGCTACCGCCACACCATCTCCAAACGACCATACCGAGTTGGGCAACCATGCCGAGTTTCTTGGCGTGATGCGCCAGCAAGAGATGCTGTCAAAATGGTTTATCAATGACACAAGCACAGCAAGCCAAGACTGGCGGCTAAAGGGCCATGCTCAAGAGGACTTTTGGCAATGGGTGGCAAGCTGGAGCCGATGTGCCACATTGCCTAGCGACCTTGGCGGCGATGATGACGGATATATCTTGCCTGAAATTGACAGGCGCATACACGAGGTCGCAGCAGATCGGAGTGAAGATACGCAAGGGCTATTGTTTCGCATCCCTGAAATGAGTGCAACAAGCTTCCACCAAGAAAAGCGATTAACAATTCAGCAAAGGTGCGAGCGCGCTGCGGAATTGGCAACGCACGATAAGCCCGTCACTGTATGGTGTGAAACCAATGACGAAAGCACCATGCTTGCAAAGCTTATCCCTGATGCGCGAGAAGTGCGCGGCGATATGTCGCCAGACTTGAAAGAAGAAATACTGCTAGGCTTTGCAGATGGTGACTTCCGTGTGATCGTTACTAAAGCAAAGCTTGCGGGATTTGGCGTTAACTGGCAACATTGCGCCCATGCCGTGTTTGCATCAATCAGCTTTAGCTATGAGCAGCACTATCAGGCTGTTCGCAGGTCGCACCGTTTCGGACAAACAGAACAAGTCCGCAATGACATTGTGATAAGCGACACAGAGCGCAGCATATGGGACGTGATAAACACGAAGGGCGCAAAGCACGAAGAAATGAAAAGGCGTATGTCGAGCGCCATGCGCAAGGCGCAATCTGACGCGCAAACCCGCGTGAAATATGACAGGCCGCTGGACCTTGAATTTCCAGCATGGTTGAAAACAGGAGAGTAAAGATGAAAGCACCAGAGTATTCAGGCGAGGCGTGGGCGCTTCACAATTCGGATTGCATCGAAGGGATGCACGCTATGCCAGAAAGCAGCGTTGATTGCGCTGTTTTCTCCCCCCCATTTGGCGACCTGTTCGTTTATTCCGACAGCGAGAGGGACCTTGGAAACGCAGGGACGGGTGAGGCTTTCGTAAACCAATATGCGTTTTTTGCCGAGGCAATCACGAGAGTGATGAAGCCCGGGCGGATTGTTTGCGTTCACTGCACAGACCTACCAATGCGCAAAGGGCGTGATGGGGCAATTGGTTTGCAAGACTTCTCCGGCGACCTGATTAAGGCGCACACGGATGCGGGTTTGATATACCACGGGCGGGCAACAATCTGGAAAGACCCTGTTGTCGAGATGCAGCGCACAAAGGCGCTAGGATTGCTCCATAAGACTATCTGCAAGAATAGCGCGATGAACCGCGTCGGTATGCCCGACTATATGCTGTTTTTCCGGAAGGATGGAGAGAACCCCGATCCAATACAGCACACTGCGCTCCAGCAGGATAAATGGAAAAATGGCACGCCTCTGGATATAGCAAAAGAGTATTTGGAATATATGCGGAGGCAGGGGCTTTGCGCTAATGTTCCTGACGACGCGGTATTGCAAGAACTGCTTCAGTATGCAGAGTTTGACGTTCTTGAGTGGCAGAAACTTGCATCGCCCGTCTGGATGAATATCCAGCAAGGGAACGTGCTCAATAATTACCGCATGGGCACAGGGGCAGACGATGAAAAGCACGTATGCCCATTGCAGCTTGATGTGATTGAGAATTGCTTGCGGCTCTACAGCAAGCCGGGCGATGTGGTTATGGACCCGTTCAACGGCATTGGCAGCAGCGGCTATGTTGCGCTAAAGATGATGCGTAAGTATATCGGTTTTGAGTTGAAGCCAGAATACGCCAAGATTGCAAACCGCAATTTGAAAGAGGCTGAGCAATTCGCGGGAAGTCTTTTCGATTAGGGGCGGCGCTACTCTCTCGCCGCGACAAACGGTTGCCGGGCACCGTTCCCCTTGAAGCCCGGCACACTTTGGAGACGCTGCATGACTAAACCCCTCGCACAAGCCCTCACAAAGGCCACACAGGGCGTTAGAGCGCGCAAGAGGCAGTCACGCACACCAAGGGCCCCTAAACGCGCTCAGATCGACGCTATGAAGCCCACAGAGGAGCGGGGCAATCACAATGACACGCAATCAGCGGGCATGGCTACGCGGATCATTCCGCCTATCGAGACGCTTAGGGATCGTGGTTTACTCGACGACAGGGAGTATTCTATTCTCAGGGACTACAGCCTTGCCGTTGCCACAGCTTGCGGAAGCGAAACCCGCTCTTGTTGCGATAACAGCGTGCGCGGCAATGGTGGTGATGGGCCTAGCGCGGCGGTTTCACGGGCAAAGGTTTTTGTCTCTCAATTGGAAAACTACGCAGGGCCTCACGTTTCGCTGGTCCAGGCGGTGTGCAAGAAGGAAAAAACCCTAACCCAATGGTGCATCGACAAATACGGACACAAGGTGCGCTATCGCAAGGGCAAGCCGCCTGAGATCGTGCCCAAGGGCAGTGAGCATGGGCGGCTGCGGATCAAGCAAGCACTGGCTGAATTGAAGGATGCGGCAAGACGAATGAAAAGGGGCTAGGCTTTTTCTGACCTATGCCGCCTCACCCTTGCACGGGTTTGGATTGCATCGCGCTCTTTGCGCAATGTGGCAATAGCCGCCCTGATTTCCTCAAGGCGGCTTTGCTCTGCGGGGGTTAGGTGGTTAGGCATCTGGAAGGCGCTGCCCTTCTGGGTAGGCCTCTGCGGCAGTGTCGGGCGTAATTGCGTGTATTACGTGACCATCAGGCAAACGGTAATCGGCAAAGTCCAGTTTCTCTGCATCACGTAGCCAGCGGGTTATTGGTGCAGTGCGCGTCTTATCTATTTCGCAGTTATCAAATTGCTCAACGCCTTGGTGTGGGTCGTAGCCGTAATCTGGGTCGATCATCTCATTTTTCCTTAAGCTTGTCGGGGCCGAAGCCCCGTTGGTGGTTAGGCTGCTTTGCGGCGGGCGATGCTATCTGCAATCTCTTTGGCGACATTTAGGCCGTAAAAGCGACCAGTGGAGCCTTGAACAACGTAATACTCGACAGTGCCGTCTTTGCGAAAAGATGCGTCAATCATGATGCCTTTGTGGCGGATGTGGGCGGCGGGGCGGTTGTCTGAGTTAGTCATTTCGTATCTCCTTGCGTCTTGATGTAACCCTTATAACCGTTACACTAAGGACCGTCAACAGCTATTTGCATTATTTCTTGAAAGTGTTGGCTTGACTTCGGGGGGGTAATGTGCCACCACCCATGCAACTTCGGAATTGCGTCCACATCCTACAGGGTTTGGGCGCTTTTTCTTTTTAGGCACAAGTTTCGCCCGCACCCATCTAACGCAAGACCTAAAGCAATCAGTTGCAAAACGCGGTTAGCTCTGGCGTTGCGGGCGGATCTATTCACGAGGTGTTTTGTATGGCTGAAGCACCCGCTGACATTGAAGCCATTTGCAACCAGCTTGCAGAGGGTAAGTCGCTTCGGGCAATCGCTAAGGAAATGGGAAAAGCGGAAAGCACGCTTCGTTATTGGATTGCTAAAGACCCCGAAGCCTTTGCGCATTCCGCGCGCGCAAAAGAGCTAGGCTGCGATTCATTGGCTGACGAGTGCTTAGCCATTGCTGACGACAAGACAATCGACCCGGCGGACAAGCGTATCATGATT